CAGATAAAGCTAATTGGTATGGTGTATCAGACTCAGTATCAGATATAGCTATGCTAACTAAATTAGTATCCTGTGTTGCTAAATTGGCATTTAGATTTGAGCTTTGATCTGTAAAAGTTGCTGAAGGAGCTGCATTTGCTGTTACACTAACTGAAATATTAGAAGTAGTTATAGTTTTAAAAGTATTTCTAAAGGTAATAGTAGAGTCTATAGTATCTCCTGATCCTGTAGCTGATCCACTTAAGTTATTAGTTAATGTTAAACTACCGTTACTATCTATAGTAATAGCTGCATTAGATGAAGTAAAAGCTCCAGATTGATTAGCACTAAAATCAGCTTGTGTTGAACCTCCTGATGTAGTTACTATATTAGCACCAGCTAATGCTGATTCTATAATATAAGGACCAGCAGACCAGTTATCTGATAAACTTGCTGGTGTATCATCGTTTATGTTTATTGTTATAAATCCTGCATCAGAAGCTGTATTAAAGCTATCTACTACTTCAACAGAATAAATATACCTGTTTATAAAGTCTGAGTTTAGGAACACTCCGTTTTTTCTAGTTACGGTTCCTGTATTAGACATTTGAAATGGATCTTCATGAGGGTCAGTAAGTTGATTTGAACCTGCGTAAGAGCCTGTATTAACACTACTACCATCTAGTTGTAGAGAACTTAAAGTAAAGTTTCTAAAAGTAATAGTATCTCCTTCGTTATCAGAAGCAGCTATAGTACCTATAGAAGCTCCGTTGGTGCTATTTTCGCTTATCGATCCTAGTGTTTGATCATTTACAACAGGTACATCGTTATCTACTACGTTTACTGTAATAGAAATCGATGCACTTGCATCAGTATCTTGTCCTGCTTGATAATGTTCATCAGAAGCAGTTAGGCTAAACTGGAAAGTTGGAGTTGTTTCATAATCCAACGAACCAGTTTCTTGATTAATTTGTACATAAGTTCCATATTTAGTTACAGAAAACTCTGATGGTATAGAACTAGATTCGATTGTAATAGTATCTGAGTCTTCATCAGTAAAGTAAATTTTACCAACTTCCCCTGATGTTGCATTTTCATTTCTATTTGCGGTAAAAGAAGTAATTATAGATCCACCAACAGAAGTCTGTCTGAATACAGGTGCTGAGTTAGTTGATACTACGAAGTAGAAAGTTTGAGTAGTTGATGTACCGAATGCATCTGTTACTACTATGTCTACCGGGTGTGCTAAAGTTCCATCTCCTCTGTCTTGGGTGTTAAATGCAACTTCTGTTGGAACTACATTTAATGTTACTGCCCCACTTGAGGAAACTTTTACGTAATCGTCTGTGTACCCTGAATCTACTGCAAAAGATAGGGATTGTCCTTCTGCATCTGTGGCAGATAGGGTTACTAAAGTACTTCCACTTGTAGCAAATTCTATTACTCCTTGATTGGCGGGAGTATTAAAAGAAGGAGGTGTATTAGGGAAAAATACTGCGTCTAAAAAGTCTTGTATACTACCTGTAGTTCCTAAGTTGACTGAACCAGTTAATCCAGGAAAATATTCACTAGATACAATTCTATCTCCATCGTAGCTATTTTCTCCTGCTGATATATTGTTTATTCTAGTGTTAAAAGAGGCACTATCTAAATAATAGGATGAAGTAAAAGTATTTAATGCTGTACTATCACTAGATCCTGTAACTGTATCAATTCTAGATGCAAAAGAAGCACTATCAGTATAATAAGATGATGTAAAAGTATTGAGTGCTGCAATACTAGTGTGAGAACCAGTAGCATATGATGAAGTTGCTGCTTCTATAGATGCTAATCTACTGTCTGTTGATGATGTATATGCATTAATTACTCCTAATGCTAAAGAATCACTTTCAGTAGACGAAGTTATATACCCTAAATCTCCTATTTGTTGAGACGATGATATTGTTCCTGCTGGTATAATCGAATCGCTAAACCCAGATGCTGCAGCTGATGCTGAAATGTATGTAGGGCTAATATAAGATGCTGTAACTGCATGTGATGAACTTACTATAATACCGTCTACATTAGCAGCTGATACGTAAGATGCTGTATTAGCAATAGTTGAGGTAGCAGAGTAAGATGATGAAATAGAAGCATCTGAAGATGTAACGTATCCTAGGGCGTAAATCTGTTGAGATGATGAAATAGTTCCGGCAGGAAGACTAGCTTCACCAAATCCAGTTGATGCTGCTGAGGCAGAAGTTAAATATCCTAGTGTTTCTATTTGATTAGATGACGATACAGTACCAGCAGGTAATGTCTGTACAGTTAGATAACTAGTACTATTACTTTCCAGAGTAGTTACTCTAGTAACAATTGACCCAGTGTGGGTGTTTAATGCTGTTAATGAAGTATTAGCGGAACCAGTAAAGGTATTTAATGATGAAGTAAATAAATTTAAGGAAGCTGAATGTACATTTAATGGATATAGACTTTGAGTACCTGCATCTCCTGATTCTAATGTGGAAATACGTGTGTTTAACCCAACCTCATTAATGTAGAGCTCAGAACCGGAAATATTTATACCGCCGCTATAAGGCTGTAGGGCTGCTTTTATGCTAGCCGAATTAAATATCAGGGAACCTGAAAGTTCACTAGAAAATCCTGCCATTTATTTTTCTCTTAGTTATAATACAATAAAACCTTCAGAGTGTCCTCACTTTTATATAAATATGGGGCAATCATTAAAGCTTTGTGTAAGTTTCGCTTGTTACTTTTATATTTGATTTACTGTAATACTTTTTAGTATTAAACGGAAGAGCATTTACAGTGTCAGTAAGTATATAGCCTAGTAAGTTTATGGTAAATTCTGTCTTTACAGTCCTATCATTACCTTGGACTACCTCTGTAGAAGTAGAAAAATTATCTATCATTGCTCTGAATCTAAATCTATCAGGAGACCCCCAATAAGAGTCTGAAGCAAAGTTAATACCTTCGACTAATTTGTTGTTTTGTTCCATGAAGTCGGTAAAAATAATACACCTATAGGTAATATTGACATAATCAGGAATAGCTACAGCGTATAGTTCTCTTTCTTTAAATCGGTTATTTAAAACACCAAACCTATCATACATATTGACCTTAGAGAACTTCTTTTCAAACACTCCGTAGTTGTGAGGAGCATTACCATCCATTTTATTCCCTAACGTTCTATTTTTTTCAATGTTATCTCTTCTAAATACGATAAGAGGAGCTTGCATTTTACCGTTTTTATCGCGGTAATATCCGTCTTTCTGCATGGCTGCCCAACGTTCAGGTGAACCATATACCAATGGAACGTTTATTTGTTTACCATTTTGAGTTACCTGTGGTTTGAGAACTTCATTAAAGTAGTAAAATATAGCTTCATCAATATCTTTGATACCGACAGTAAGTATTTCTACGTTATCGTTTTCTCTAGATACCTGATTCTCTCTATTTTTAATAGTACTTTCGTCCATATTAACGTGTTTGTGTGATTCCTACTCTATCTGCCCTTGTTAAATGACAGTCTACTACTATAGACATTGATCTACCGTACCCAGCAGTACTAGACTGAAGGTTATAGTTATTGTCGCTACCTAAAAATAGTTGATTCTCTCTGACAGTATCTACTTCATAGAAGTCATTATGCCATTCTACTACATCTCCTACTTCAGGTACTACAGTTTTATCTGTTAAGTCTTGTCTTATGAAAGCAAACGATGCTTCTCTACCTAAATCAGGTCCAAATTCTTGTATATCTATGATTTGATTACCTCTAGTGATAAGACAATTAAGTTTAACTGCATTCCAATAGGATTTACTAAGAGATTCACCATATAAGTTAACATCGGTATCTTCTAAGCTTATTTTATGGTATAAGATCTCTTGTTCTATAATATCATGTAGGAGTTCTCTACCTATATTTACCATTAAACTTATATCTCTATCTGATCCGAATCTCATTTCTCTTCTATTGTTTGTTCTCCTACTTTAATAGCTACTATATTACTATATTTAGCTTTAGCATTGTCTTTAAACGCTTTAAAAGCAGTTATTGCATCTTTTTGACTGATAATCTTTATCTTATACGTAGCTAAACCCGTTTCTGCGCTTTCGGAAGCTTTAGTTACGGTAGTAACACCAGGTAGAGCACGTAAAGCGTCGTCATACCCGGATATACCTTCTTCACCATACTTAACCTGCACCATTGCTTCATAAGTTTTGTAGTCTAGCTCTAAAAGTAACTGTATTAACTTCATTATCCTACAAATATAGTCATTGGAACTGATTTCAGGGTGTTTTGTAGGTCTTCAGCTTCTTTAGCCGAACTTTCTAACTGTTTACCCCTTGAAGTAGCGTCTAACATTTCTCTTAAACTAGTCATTAACCCTTCTTTTTCAGATCTAGCGTCAGCTAATAGGTCTGCTTGATTTAAGGTAGCTTCAGAACCTGGTACTGGTATTGTTTGGTACTTACCTCTTATATATGCAAGCATTTCTTTAGCTAATGCTAAGGAGTAGTTGAAGATCCACTGTCTCCCAACACTGTTAATAAATGAATATGTTGGATTCTCATATGGTACTTCAGCTACATTAGTAATTTTATTAAGAGAATCATCAAAACTTAACTTTGATTTATCATCTTCTTTATAAAATTCGAAGTAAAGGTTACCCTCTTTATTAGGTACTGGGAATAGTTTAAGTTGGTTTGCTACTATTTCAAAAGAATATGCTGATTTACGTATTTGGTCGTTAAATTCTATACCTTGTAGTAGAGCTATATCGTATGATAAAGGCATTAACATAAAGTTTATACCAGGACTAAACGAACCAAAGTCGAAAGCTTGCATTAATGATTGAACTCCTGTTCCAGTACCAGCATAAGGATCAAAATAACGTTGTATAGCTGGTGGAGATTCATAAAACACTCTTCTTACTTCAATACTACCTGTAATACCTTGATCTTCTGACCAGGCATTAAGATCATATTCTTGTTGAGATGCAGTTATAGCTAAAGACCCTGTAAACTTCTGTACATTACCTCCAACTCCGGCTTCTGTACCGTAGTTTTTAGCAATTTGTACTTGTTTGTTCATTGTAGGTTCAACAATTCTGTTATTTACAATACTTCCTGTTAAACCTCCTTCAAAGTTCATATAATTCTCAGTAATCTTGTATTTGAATACTTCATTACCGTAAGTTGTTACTGCTTCTTCAAAACATGTATATAGACTCCCACTGTCTAACTCGACATCCATGAGAGGATACCCTAATCTGTTTGTTACAAACTTAGCAACTTTATCTGCATCAGTTTGAAAGTCGGTATCTGTGTCATAAAATCCAAAAGGAGTAGATCCGGTTGTGAAAGTTGAACTTCCTCCCCATATAGTTACATTTGCCATTAAATACAGTTTATATATAAATAGACAAAAAAAAAGAGGCCCGAAGGCCTCTCTTAATATTAATCTAAGCTAATATTAGATCTGAGCTAAGTCAGAAATAAATACTTTAGCGTAGAATTCAGGTCTGATCATCTTCTTAGCGTAACGAGTCATTAAACCTTTACGTGGAGTGAAAGATTCTGGATCGTATACTAGAGGAGTCATCATTAATGGTACGTAAGGAGCATAAACTGCACCAGCTTCTAAGAATTGTGAACCTCTATATCCCATAAGAATAGTATTCTCAGTCATATAAGGGTTTTTGTATACTTGGAATCTGTTGTTTAATGCACCTACTTTTTGTACGCCCATTGCAAACTGATCTTGATCACCGTTTGTAGCTGCAGCATATCCAGGAATAGATTCTAGGATTGTAGCAACAGAAGGAGAACATACCATAAAGTTAGCTCCACCTCTTAAAGTTTTCTGGTGAATCTTGTTAGATACTTTTTGGATTTTAGTACCAAGAGTTTGGAACCATTGTCCTTGAGTATTATAGAAATCAGATGTAGAAGTACTCCACTCTGTTCCATTCCAGATTTTGTTATTC